ACTGATCTAACTCCTTACAATATGACCGAAGCAACATTCAAACAGTCAGAAGGAGATATTCTCATATATCCCTCTAATATCACTCACGGATATGACTCCAACCCAGCAGATCAACGTATCACAATCACTGCTAATGTTGTCCCAGTTTAACATACTTTTCCACACGTTTTCCACAGTTTCCGTAAAACCTGTGGATAATTAAAATGTCTTAATAAATATACCTCCGAGAATTATATCTGCGGAGTTTACGTTACCTAAGACCGTAGCACAGCGAGTTTTTTTTGTCAACATACCAGCGACCACTACACAAACCCACACAGACCACTTGACAATTATGCCAATCGATTCTATTATTACTGAGTAGTTAACCAAAGACACTTTTGATCTGCTGACTAATGGGAAGGACCTACAAACGCAACGACCTCCACAACTCACGACGCCCCAAATCTATCAGAGAAAAGAGACAGTATGGCAAGACGAATCGCACAGTAAGTGATGAGTTTTCCACAGATGAATCCACAGGTAAGTATCAACGCCCATCGCCCGACAATGCCACCAATCGCCCAGAGGATTACAACTCATGAATGAAATCGACAAGGACTGGATTGATGACATCCTAGATGATGATTCACCCGAGTATGATGACTTAACTGAAGACACCCTATCTGACACCTACACAGACTAATGAAAAGCATCACACTCGACACCAATCCTCCAGTTGATGTAAAACTCTGGGAGAAGAGTAAGCGTTACTTTTGGCGGTATGATTACGAGGGTTGTCCAAAGAATGGACCATTCAAGAGTCAGCAGCAAGCAGTTAACGACGCACGCACATTCTCAGCACAACTATGACCAACTCCACATCCCTATCTAATAAACTAGAAATGCTTCTAGAGTTATACGATGAGGGACAACTACCACCAGCAGAGCAAATACAACTGGCACAGGAGTTGATAGACTTAGATCTAGATGATGACCTGAGACAGTATCAACAATTCTGTGACTATTGCATTGCTGAGGGTATGTGCTATGATGTAGAGGTAGGAGACACTTAGGACAGTGTTTTTGTGCATGGTTTGTGTTACCGCGAAGCGGGTATATAAAAAAGGTATACTTCCCTAACCTACAAAAGTATCACAGCGACCTCACAATATTATTCAAATGAAACTTCGGGTCCCCCCTACACAAAAAAATTCCCAGTATAATTTTACTCTCTCAACCCCTTTGAGAGCACAGTTGAATTATATCTGGGAATCTCTCTCAGAGACCGCTAGGATCGCTTACAAGGCGCTTCTCGCCAAACTTACAAACAAGACTACCAAAACATGAGTATTTCCCGCAAGGAGAAGATGATTGCTTTAAGAGAGCAATACAAAGACTTGATAGGTTTGCCCTGGACAGGACGACGTATCTACGGATGTTATGAGATCATTCGTAAGTATTACAAGTATATCCATGATGACGATCTACCAGACTTCAATGCACGGGGAATCATCACCTTTACTGACGAAGCAATTGCAGAGGGTGGTGCAGAGAAACTATGGGAGAGTGAATGGGGAGAGGAGACAGACTTCTCTACACTCCTTCCAGAGGATGTAATTCTCTTCAGACTGTATACCAATCCATTAGGAGGATCATACTCAGCACCACGGGGCAGAGCACCGAATCATGGAGGGATTTACCTAGGTGATGGTTATATGCTTCATCATCCATATGATGCTGTCAGTATGATTGTAGACCTTGAGAAAGAGGGCAACCGTATATGGAATACGAGTTGTATCGGTGCAATCCGTAAGAAGTCTACATAGCATTGTAGAAACTAATACCTACATGTCAAAGCGTTATGTCCTAGAAGTCGAGGTAGATGAGCATGGAGAATGCTTTGTCACACTACCCGATGATTTGCTAGAAGAAGCACAGTGGGACGTGGGAGATACTATCGAGTATTCCGAGGATATTGACGGATCTATTATAATGAAGAAAGTAGTGACCTAAAAAATCCGCGAAAAACCGCGTCCTAATTTATGAATGAAACTCCTAAGTTTAACACCCTAGAAGAATATACCAACTGGGGTTTTGAGCAATTATCACAAGCGTTAGTCCAACTGTCTAATCGCGTAACTGCCCTAGAGCAAGCATTACAATCAACTCCGCCGCCTGGTGCGGATATGATCAAATACAAGATACCAGGACATGAAGAGCATTCTAATTTGCCTCAGTTATTTGACGATCTATATACCCGTCTAAATAATTTGGAAGACAAATGATTTGTAATGCCTGCATATCTCCTAGAGTCTGCTCGAAGTTTTCCTAACCCTATTGCAGGGGAAGAATATAATACAACCTGGAAAAGACCATCCAGCGGTGACTATGAAAGTCATGCAGATGGTAATGGACTTGGCACGGGCACAGACTACTTTATTACCTTTGAGGGTAGTGGACCTGGATCCTATCCTCTGGGGAAAGATGCTGTACACTATATCGGTGACCAAGAGGAGGTTTGTGTAGCATACTGCGGATATACCCGTAAACCTGTATACAGATGGTATCGTGGTGCGAAGCGCGATCACAAGTATACAAAGAATCCTGAGATGATCGAAGCAGATGCAGGATGTGAGAATGAATCGTGGAAGAAGATATCGAGTGGATATAATCATGAGCCAAGGAAAGGCACTCCATACTTCTTCTGTTTAGATCGTGAGCAAGAAGGTGCAGTGCCACTCGTAGTGTGGTATTCATATTGGCCTGACAATACAGTCCTAGTTGCTGGTAATGGTAACCCTTCTGGTTACAGCACTGGGTGTGGTAAAGGAAAGTATTACAAGTGTTATACCTTAGGGTATATCTTTACAAATGAATCTGATGCACAGGAGTATGGACCTGATGCTGTGCCTCTGTATCATTACCGTTATGGTAGTCAGAATGCAAGTAGTGGAAAAGATATTGATGACTTCTATACGATCAACCCTGCAGAGGAGATCAATCTAGACGATAATCCTATCCCATGTAAGAAACCACTGGATAGGGAATACGACTATCAGGGTATCATTGGGTATGTGTATCCTGCAGATGCTCCTAACAGTCCACAAGAGCGTGTTATAGAGCTGGGTAAGTTAGGACCTACTGGTCAGTGTGTGAATAAGCGTGACTGGTATGCATTCCCTGGGGAAGACCAACCCTTTAACTGGAGAGTTTATAACAGAGGTGGGTATCCTGGTGGTTATGGTAATGGTCCTAGTGGTGCTACCCCTGGTGTGCTGGGATTTGGTAACCCTGATAACGCAGAGAAGACAAGTGAGAATGCAAACTTTGAGTGGATGTATGGACTCAATGGTGCAATCAAGGGAGCAGTGCCTCGTTTCCTAGGATTTGAGGATTCATATGACTCACAATTCTATTACTATCTCTACGATACGTCGTATCCTTGGAATGGACCGATCTTTGGTATTCAGTATGCACTGAATGATATCCCCTGCTGCCCTAATACCACTTGTAATGACGACAATAGTGGTAGACCTAGACCATGTTGCGTCCCTAATGATCATTATTACTCACACTTCTACAAGATTCGTGAGGATTCTTGGGAGACTACTAAGACTAGATGCGTGTTAACTGATGCATCTACCGATGCAGTCAACGAATCCTTTGAAACTATTGACACAGATAGCACTAAAGTCCTGTTTAGATACCTAACAAGGAGTGGTGACTTCAATAGAGGTGAGCAAATCAACGGTTGGAATATAGTTTCCGTCCTTTATTACGGCGATCAGCTCAAATGTGGCGTCATGGAATTGGAAGGAGACGGAAATGACTTCTCTTATCTGCAACAATTCACGTCTACAGACGATGGTCAGTGCGAAATCCTTGCTGGATACGGCATTAAAGACAAATGTGCGTTTGCTGGTGTGTATGAATTCCCCAAAAGAGTGGCATTCTACAAGGTTGAGCTCTCTCCGAAGGCACTTGTCCCCAATCGTACACTCGATGAGGCGAAGTTTGAGGCAGTTATTAACGATAAAGGCGGTATTGATGAGATTATTGTCATTAATAGCGGACGTGGTTACTCCAAAAACGCAAAGATTACGGCAATTACACCCAAAGTCCTCAAGAATTTCTCTGCTACGGACACTACAGAGCACTTAGAAGACCTAATCCTCAAGGATCCTGACTGGAATAAGGCAATTGGATTCACCGAATCCTCATTCTCAGGGGATGATCCCATCAAAGAGGTGCAAGTTGCTGCTGGATCCGCTCAAGGAGCACTTGATTTCCCCATTGATCATGACAATATCGCAGTAAAGCTCAAATCTGCTAAGTTAAAGATCGCTGCATTCGATGAAATTGGCGGTATCAAGAGAGTTAGAGTGGTTAAACCTGGATCAGGATACGATCCTGAGGAGCCACCTGATGTATTTGTAACCGATCCTGAGTATATTGAGTATGAAAGTCCCGACATCGGAGACATTGCTGCGCTAGGACAGGGTATTTCTGATCAGTTTGCTAATGTTGAGGGTGGTTTACCCACTGGTAAACAGCAAGATCCTACGGATTGGATCAATACTAACACTGGAGAAGAGTTTAGAGGGGCACCTACTGAGTTTCAGTCCCTAGGTACTACGGGTCTTGGGTCTGCAACCTCCCCTAATCAGGTAGCAAACACGGGTTTCACTATTATGAGCACCCCTGTTGCCTCTGCAGCACCTGATTCTTACATCAGAATGGCGGAGCTTGACACTGAGAATGAAACAAAACTGTGTTTTGACCTCCCACCTAACTGTTTGGAGGTGAATGGTCGCGGTAATGTGCTTGATGCCATCCCTAAAAAGGACTTCTGGGAGATCATGAGTGGTCTCGATGACCGCATTCGTGGGTTTGAGTCGCAAGTTATGCCCGATATCTACAAAACAGTCGGTGAATTGGATGAATACCAAGAGTCAACGTCGCATGTTTACGGTCCTTTCCAGAAAAACCGCTGTTTGACCATGGGACAACCCAAGGTTTACAACATCAGACGCTGGTTTGACATGCCATGTGCGTACATTAGCACTACTGAGAAGGGATCTGCCGTTGTTGACATGATTGAGAAGGGTAGAAACCTCACTGATGAGCGTGCTTTCGGTTATTTGCCTTACAAATACTGCGCTTCTAAGGTCAAAGAGGCAGAATTTAACGTGTCAATCATGATTGAGGGCAGAACTACAGGATCTATGGGTGATGACTTCATGCAATACCTCGAAGATTTCAAAAAACCCAAGGTAACACCGCGCAGAAAGGTGTCTGGTGGTTATAAAACGTGGAATTGTAGCAATGGAGCGGTCGATGGGCGCTGCTATCGCGATCCTAATGACCAAAATGACATTATTTTCGTCCCAGTGGGTCTAGATGAGAATACTTTTGACTATAACCGTAGTGGTTTCACGGAATATGAGCAATTCCAGCTCTGGTTGGGTGATAATCTGACTGGTGGTGGTCTTACATCGGCATCTTTTGGATTGACTTGGGTTGATGATGAGACAACTACAACTACAGTAACCAATCCAGACGGATCAACCTCATCATCTTCATCTACTACGAGTTATGGTGGCAGCACAACGCCTCAACCATACACTGCATTTACTGTAGACTGTAGTCCAGACCCTGGCAGCACGAATGTGCCTAACCATGATTGCTGGGACAAGTATGTACGTGCCTCAGGATCGCCCTCAGACGCCCCTCTAGACGTTTACTGTGGTTATGATACCAATGGTGACCCGATCGCTGGGAAACGCTTCTGGGAGATCAACGGACCCGCTAACGGCACTACACCAGATGGACATACAACCGCCACTGGACCACTGAATCCTTTCTGCTCAACCTGCGTTTCAGGAGCTGGGTATACTGGTGGTTTGTTTTACACTCTGCTTGGATTGGGTGGTGGACCACCTGCGTGTGGTCTAGATAATGTGAATGACGCATCTATTGCTATTGACCCATCTAGAATGTATACCAACGAAGATGGAGACACAGTATTGAAGATGGGATCTTACAGCGGCACAATGCGTGTAAGGAATTGGTTGACTGGTGGCGTCCAAGCACTCAGTAATGCTATCAATAACTTTGGTAACCCATACTTCTCCGAGTGCGATGTGGCAAGACCTGACACTGCAGGTAAGGATATTAACCAGGAGTTTTAATGGCATTCGGATTTCTAAAACCAGTTGCATCACTGAATGGTTTGCCATGCTCAGGTCATGGTCTCTGTCTGCCTTCTACCATCCACTCAGTGCAGGCGTGTGGCACCCCTCCTGTGCCCTACAGCATCGTCATTAAGAATTTTACATGCTGGTGGCCACCCACACCTCTAATTCCCCTTTCAGCAGTCAATCCAATACGAGCAACAGTGCTGGTGCAGTTTATCCCCATCATGATCGGTGGTGATACATTCACTCCCCACATTGCTTTGTGTACAAATATTGTGATTTACATCTGCCCTTGTGGTAAGGGTGTGTGTCCTATTCCTACACCTATCCCATGCAGCACACTGACTATTGAAGACTCTGGTGGAGTGGGACACCCGAGAGTCCTCTTCCCCACTACGTTGACAGTGTTTGCATTTAAGATACCTGTCGGCAGGATCCTAGATCCACTAGGTGTTGGATTCCCTGGATTCTCATATCCATGCTCTTCAGTGGTTGCCTTTGGTCACCCAACTGTGCTATCATCCTAAGGTAGTTTGAAAGGGACTAATGCCCGCTAAAGCAAAGACTGGACTGGTTAAAGATGGATGGGTGCCTGGTAAACCCAAGATGACTCGACAAGGGGCATCGGGCAATACTAAATACTCAGCATCATCTCGTAACAAGAAAGGTAAGCGTTACCGTGGTCAAGGTCGATGAGAGCTGAGACCCGAGAGTCTATGGAGATGCTTTGGTCTGCTAAATGGAATCTTCCTAAAGCAGCAAATCACTGTGGACTCTCGTATAAAGAAATGAAGATTACCTTTAACGAGTATTGTAACTTCCACCCGCCCTCATATAATCATGAAGAGGAAACTCAATTTCATTTCCCAAGACAGGGAGATGGCACTAATTCAGGAAATGATCTATCGGATCCAAATGGAGGATCCAGACATTCACCCTGATAACACTTGTTTCCTATGTGTCTCACCAGACTACTCTAGTATCGTAACTCAACATTTGAGTCATGCACTAAGCAAGGATGGTGAGATTTATCATATTGAAGCAGTGAATGTCCCCTTTCCAGATGAATCGGTTGAAAACTATGCTAAGCGATTTACCATAGACTTTCTGTCGTGGACTCTAGACTGGGACAACTTTGTATTGATCGAAGCAGGTGTCATCAGAGGTGGCAACTACACTTGGATCACAGACATCATGGAAGAGTATCAAGTGGTTGGTGATCGCAAGCCATACTACACCGTTGCTCTTTGTGAAAATAAAGGAAGCAGATTCAAGTCTGACTTCGTTTCCCATTATTATGACAATTCCCAAGAAGATTTACACTTCTGGTGGGAGCGTCCTAACAACCATTGGGAATGTCCATAAATAAAATTACCATGTGGAGGAATCATCGTGGCTAACAGTCCAGTGCCTGACCAGAGTGAAGACTTTATCAAATCGGGTATGCGGCTAATAACCGACCCACGAAGTGATAAATATCTTCATAAGGTGAAGAAGAATATTCAACCACCTGAGAGACCAAAGAAAAAAGAGGGTTAAATGCCTGCTTACAGATTCAGATCAGACCAGTACGTCAGTAGAGGATTCAAGGACTTAGCAATTTCCTTCAATTCAAATCCTTCTACTGACGATTTTGGTGCTGTCAAGAATGAGAGAGCAATCAATCAATCTGTAAGAAATTTGCTATTGACTATATTAGGTGAAAGACCTTTTCAGCCGAACATTGGAAGTCGGGTGAAAGGTCTTCTTTTTGAGCCATGGGATCCATTCTCGAAGGATGCGATTAAGACTGAAATCCGTGATTGCCTTCAACGTCTTGAACCGAGAATCACTGTCCAAGATGTCCGCATCAGAGACAACGATGATCTCAACGAAATTCAAGTTGAGCTTGAGTATTTGATCACTGGTGAAAACATATCCCAAGAAGTAACATTCCTCTTAGAGAAGACCTGAAATGTCTGCAATCCCATCACAACTAACGTCGTTAGACTTCTTTGAGATTAAAGAGTCTATCAAATCTTACCTCAGAACGCGTAACGAGTTTACTGATTACGACTTTGAAGGTAGTGCTGCGTCATATCTGATTGATATCCTAGCGTATAACACATACTATACAGCATTTAACGCTAACATGGCGCTGAATGAAGCATTTCTTGAGACTGCTACGGTAAGAGACAATGTTATCCGCATCGCAAAGCAGTTAAATTACACTCCTAGGTCAATTAAGGCACCTAGAGCGTGTGTAACTATCCGCGTGCAAACACAAGTTTCACTGAATGGCACCACATTCCCAGAATTCTGCACACTTGCTGCAGGGGATGTGTTTGTTGCCCGTAACTTTAACGATACTTACACCTTCTGTGTAACTAGAGAGTTGCAAACTACTGTAGATCCCTCAACTGGTATCGCAGTATTTGACCCTGTGTTGGTTTATCAGGGCAACTTGCTTAAGTATAACTACACAGTTGACTATACTAAGAGACAAGACTATATTATCCCCGCTGAAAACGTAGACACCGCCTTGGTTTACGTTGATATCTCACCTAACGCACAGTCGCAAGAGATTGACACCTACAACCTCGCTGCAAACGTAACTACGCTCAACAGCACCTCTCGTGTTTACTACCTTGAGGAGTCAGATGACCTTAGATACCGTCTGATCTTCGGTGATGGTGTGCTTGGACGTAAATTGATCGATGGTGAATTCATCAGACTGTCATATGTGACCACTTTCGGTCAAGAAGCAAACGGTTGTAAGGACTTTGCCTTCATTGGCACTATTAGAGACAGTGATCAACGCGCAATTGCACCTGCAAACATCAATGTTGTCACTAGAGAGTCTGCAGCAGACGGTGAAGAGCGTGAAAGTGCGCTATCTATCAAGTTTAGAGCACCTAGATCATTCTCTACTCAAAACAGAGCAGTGACTGAAGCGGATTATGAGCATATTGTCTCAGAAATCTATCCTCAGGCAGCGGCAGTGACCGCATATGGTGGTGAGAAACTTACTCCACCCATTTACGGTAAAGTTTATGTTGCTATCCGTCCAAAAACGGGTAACAAACTGAATGAGACGACAAAAGCAAAGATCAAAAACGATCTGAAGCGTTATACGGTTGCATCTATCGATCCTGTGATCATTGATCCTACCATTTTCTACGTTATTCCAAAATCTTACGTTTATTACGACGGTAATAACACTAATAAGAGTGGTGCTCAACTCGGAAGTGATGTTCTTCGCAATATTGACCAGTATAACAGGAATGGTCAGAATAATCGCTTCGGTGGTCGTGTTGATCTGTCCAAGTATAACGCAATGGTCGATAATAGCGACCCTTCGATCTCTGGTAGTGTCACACAGATGACAGTTGGTCAAAATCTTGACGAATTCGAGTTTGGTAACGTATTTACTCAATGTCTGGACTTCGGTAACCCACTTTACAACCCTGGCGACTATTCAGGAAGTCCTGAAGGTGGAGATGGCACTTCTTGCTCTACAGATGCAGATTGTCCAGAGGGTCAAGTCTGTATTAACGGTAGATGTGAGCAGGATCCCAATGCTGGTGGCGGAGATTCAGGATCTTGTGCTCCTTCCTTCTCTGTGGTCAAATCTGGCACCTTCTATGCAACAGGTTACTCAGAAGATCTCGTTAATTTGACTATGCAGGGTGCTGGCACTAATTCAACCAGTCCTGTTGCGTCTTCCCAGTCAATTACTGGCGAAAATCAAGTTTTGGTGCCTGTTAACATCAGAGATGATGGAAAAGGTAACCTTCTCCTTGTCACCAAAAGAGACGAGGTTGAAGTTGTGTTAAATAATGCTGTTGGTAGCGTAGATTACAGTAAAGGTCAAGTTTGCGTCGGTCCCCTTGCAATTCAAGGCACACCAGACGACTCAACTCGCCTTCCAATCCAAGTGCTCCCATATGGAGGATCTATCCTGATTCCACCTGGCGTTGACCCCACGATCTTTAATCCAACGGTCAATCCAATCGACTGGAAAACCAGTAATATCTCAATTCCTCCTTTCGATCCTAACAACTTTAGCGGTTACAACTTCGGTGACCCAAGCGGGATAAATATCATTGATTATCCCACGGATACTTTCACATATCCAGTAGATACCTCCTGTTTCTGAAATAGATGCCACACAAGAATATTGCCATCTCGGATAGAGTTGAAAATCAACTCCCAGAATTTATTAGGGAGGAGGATCGACAGTTTGTTGACTTTCTCTTCCAATATTACAAGTCTCAAGAGAAAACAGGTCGTCCTTACGATATCCTGAATAATCTTCTGGGTTATTTGGATCTTGACGGTTATACGTCGGATGAATTGTCTAAAGATACACTCTTGTTGAGTGATATCGGTCTGTACGATAAAACTATCAGAATTGAGTCAATTGACGGTTTCAAGGAGACCGATGGCTCGATCATGATCGACAATGAGGTCATTTATTACGAGTCTGTTACTCGTGGACCTGATGCGATCATTACCCCAGGTGTTTCTCCTGCTCAGTTTGATAAAAAGAAACAACAACTCGAAAATCCTTTCCAGTTGTTTGATGGGGTCCGAAATAAATTCCCCCTAAACTTTTTAGGCACTCCTGTAAACCCTCCTTCAGCAGATCACCTAATCGTTATCACATATAACGAAATGTTGGTGCCTGGAGTTGATTACTTCCTCGAAGGCGACGAAATTCGCTTTGCTGTTCCTCCTCGCGAAAGATCTGGTGCTGACGACTCTGCATTCACTGAAATTATCTATTTGGTTGGGTATGCCGATCAAGCGATCGTCACAACTGATGCCATACCCTTTGAAGATTACCAAGGTAAGAAAGAATATCCTCTCAGAGTAAATACACAACCATATACGCCAACTTCGGCAATTGGTCTGATTGTCAAGAAGAATAATCGCCAATTAGAGGCATATACCGATTATACGGTATTTGAAGATCAAGTTGTCTTCAGATTCCCTCTGGGTGCTGCTGATGACATTCATATTCGCTCTGTTGAGTATATTGCACCTCTATTTGGATCTGGAGCGTCTGCAGTCGTCTCTGTTGATGCTACTGGTCAAGTTGATCGCTTAATTCCTAAAACTGGTGGTAGTGGATATAGACTGGACTTTGAGCCTAAGGTTGTAGTCCAGCACTCTGAAGGTAGAGGTGCAACTGCCAAAACTTTGGTTAGTGGTATCAAAGATATCAACCTAATTGATGGTGGACAGGGTTACACATCATATAACCCCCCAATCGCTCTTGTAGGCGCTCCTACAGGTGGCACACTGGCAAAAGTCGCTCTGACTGTAAATGACGAAACTGGTCAGGTTGATAGTCTAACTATCATGAATTCTGGTAGTGGATATGACTTTATCCCTGCTATTTCGTTTGTTAATCCTGGTGGTTGCCAAATCGGTCAACCTACGATTGATAGTGAAGGTCGTGTAAACATTGACAGTATTACTGTCGAAGAATTTGGACTGAACTATAGTAATCCTCCTATTGTATATCTGGACCCAGCACCTGAGGGTGGTATCAATGCTCAGGCAATTTCCAGAATCAACCAAGACGGTCAAGTCTACGAGATCGTTATTACAAATAGAGGTAGAGGGTATGTAACCCCACCTAGAGCAAGAATTATTCAACCTATCGGTGCTCAGGTTCTTGACGTTACTGTTGCATCTGGTAACGTTACCAATATTCAAATGCTAACAGGTGGCAACGGTTATACCGATGCTCCTTCTGTGTATATTGTTGACGACAGAAAGGATCCTTACGGTGAGCCAATTGGTGGCACGGGTGCAACTGCACAAGCTACTATCTTTAACGGTGAAATCACTGATATCAATATTACCAACTTCGGTAGTGGATATTCTGAGACAGAGCCTCCTAAGATCTACATCGCTGAGCCTAAAGCAGCAAGAGCATCTGTTGCTGTTGGTTTCAACGAGCTGACTGGTTATGAGATCATTGAAAGAGGTAGTGGATATTCACCTTCTGCATTCCTTGAGTGTAGTCGTGGTGTATCTGGTGCTGTTGGATACGATAACCTTCATAATGAGATCTATGCTGGTGAAGCAGCACTGCGTCAGTCTACTCACCCTGCTGCATCCACAGTTGTTAACTTAGACTCTCTGTTTATTAGAGAAGTCTTTGATAAGTTTAGAAGACAATATCTTCCTACGATTGAGATTGATTATTCTTCAATCAATCCAGTCCAAGTTATTAAAAACATCAGTGACTTCTACATCAGTAAAGGCACTGAGCTCTCCACACAGTATCTGTTTAAGATCATGTTTGGCGAGCAGGTGGATATCTATTATCCTAGAGATGAGATCATCTCTCCATCTGCTGCTACATGGGTTGTTGATACCGTGTTGCGTGCTGAGTTAATCTCAGGTGACCCTGCTAATCTGATTGACTCTCAACTTATTCAATATACTGATGAAGTTGACCTTGCTGTTAAATCAGCAAATGCCCTGATTGAAAACGTCATTACCATCATCGAAGGTAAGGACACAATCTATGAATTGGCAATCTCTGAAGAAACACTAACTGGTAGTTTTGTTATCCCATATAAGACGACTCTAGTTGAGCCGTTGGATACAACTGGTCAGATTATTACCGTTGACTCCACGATTGGATGGCCAGAGAGAAACGGCACCATTCGTATCAACGATCAAGAGATCGTACAGTATAAAGAGAAATCACTTAACCAGTTTATCGAATGCACCAGATCTCAGAATGGTGTTGTAGAAGATTGGGATCCTGGCACTATTGTCTTCTCTGACATCTTTGTATATGTCAATAAGGACACCCCAACTGAGTGTAAACTCAGAGTGCTTGGTATTGCAGAGGCAGGCACAACGATCCTGAATGATACTGGATCTTACTACCTGCAAGGTGACAAACTGAAGGTTGCTAAACTCGGATCTTCTTCTGAAGACGAGAGATTGTCTTCCTGGTTGTATAACGTTAAAAAACTGATTCAAGTTACTAGCGTTACCCCTGGTGGTGTTAACAACCAGACTGCTACTGTTGTCTGTGGCAACCCACACGGTCTTCTGGTGTCCGATCAGGTGACGATCTATGGTGCTAACCCTGTTGTATTCAACGGCACCTTTACCGTTACTTCTCGTATTGATGAATTCCAATTCACATACCAGATCAATACTCCCACGGAGATCATTCCTGAAGGTAACATTCTTCTCTCTGTGGACCTTAACAGAGGTAAGTCCGATGTCAATTCCATCGATAGTGTTGTTAGCGAGTTTACAACAAATATCCAAAACTCCTTCTTTAATGATCAGTACGTTTATGTTGCTTCCTCTGGTCTACCCAATTATAAGGTTGGTCCTTTCACAGGGTCGGCACTGATCCCTGGTAACCAGCGTAAACTGATTCGTCTGCCCCGTAACGTCCAGACCATCTCTGAGCGTCAAGATATTCAAGCAAACACCTCGATTGGTGCATGGGTGAATGGTGTGTCTATCTGGGCATACAAGTCTGGCGACTTTGTTAGATTTGGTCCTCTGACTGGCATTACAGTTGCCAATACTGGTCAAGACTATGATGCAGGATCTAAACCTGCCCTAGAAATTACTGGTGGTGGCGGTACAGGTGCTACTGGCGAAGTTGTTGTTAATGGTAGTCTGACTTCACTTGACGTTACTAATGAAGGTAGTGGATATACAGAATCTCCTCTAGTCTCCATCGTTGGTGGTGGCGGTATTGGAGCAACTGCACAAGCTATCGTAACTGGTGGTCGTGTTACCAGAATTCTGGTTGAGCAACCAGGATCGGGATATACTTCACAACCTAGTATTTCAGTTACTGGTGGTGGCGGCACAGGTGCTACAGCAAATGCAAACGTCCGTGGTCCTATTCAAAGTGTTGCTATTACCAACGTTGGTAGTGGTTATACAGACCTGCCTGCTATCAGAGTTAACTCTGGTGAAGGTGCTTTGGCACAACCCATTGTTATCAATGGTCGTATCGTTTCTATCGCTATCATTAACTCTGGTAGTGGTTATACAACTGCTCCTACCATTGTCATCAATGGTGATGGTTTCGGTGCTATTGCAAGAGCAGTTATCGGCACTGTTGGTGAAGATAAAGGTAGAGTCCTTAGCGTTGACATCAGTAACAGAGGTATTGGATATACCCAAGGTCTTACCACTGTTAGACTTGAGTCTGTTGGCGACTTTGCTGAATTTACTCCACAAGTATTTGAGTGGAATAAAAACCTTCAGTATGATCTCAATGCAAAGTATGATGGAGCAAGAGGATACGTCTTTACTGGTCTGAATAACCAGTTTGGTGGTGAGTATGCTCACGTTAGTGATCCTAAAGAGCTTCGTTATGTGGTGGGCGATAACGTCTTCCTCAATCCCGTTACACAACAATTCCAAGAGGTAGCATCCAATTTTGAGCACTCTCCTATTCTGGGTTGGGCTTACGATGGTAACCCAATCTACGGTCCCTATGGTTACATTGACCCAACTGACCAAAACAGCGGAATCAGAAGACTTCGCACTTCGTATAAACTAAAAGATAACGTTGTCTATGACCTAGCAACTAATCCAAATCCTGCTCGTATTGACGGACCTCAGTTGTCTGAATATCCTGCTGGATCGTTTGTTGCTGACTATACCTACGACTTCCAGTCTGGTGACCTTGACAACTATAACGGTCGTTTCTGTAAGACACCACAATTCCCTGATGGCACTTATGCATACTTCATCACTATTGATGCATCAGAAGCAGGTATTGCAGAATTCCCATATATCCTTGGACCTCAGTTTAACTCACTTCCTGATAACTGGAATTTCACCCAAGGTGCAACCCAGGAAAATATCCCAACTGACGTTGTAAGATATAGAGATCCTTATGTTAATGTTGACATCGATGTTGATCGTCAACCTAACCAAGAAGCAGATGTCCTGACGACTGAGATCGAAGGATATCCTCTTATCTTTGAGGTGCAGGACAGTAATAACGACGGAATCATTGATGCCAACGAGCAGCAAGAAATCCTTGAGATGTCTGAAGAGGCAACTCTACAAATCTATGATTACTTCCCTCAGGTTTCTGAAGAGTCTAGAGTTGACATCGAAGTTGAGACAACTACTCAGTTTGAAGATGCTCAGATCGACGGTTTCGTTATTGAAAACCCAGGTGAATCCTATCAGGTTAATGATACTATCTTCTTCGATGATGAAGGCACTGGTGGTTTTGGTGCTTCTGCACTTATCGAATCTGTTAAGGGTCAAATCATTCAATCATACAGTAAGGAGATCATTGGTGATCGCCCTTATGGTGTAATTGCGACTTCTACTAACCATGACCTGAGAGCACAGGATGAGTTGATTATTAACTCCACTCCTGTCATTGATAACACCAACAAAAACTTCAAAGTTAAAGTTGTATCTGGTATTGAGCGTATCAATGTAAGTCAGGTTGGTGTTGGTTACAATGAAGATATTCCTCCTACGTTTGAATTGATCACATCTGCTGGTCAGGATGGTCAACTAGAGATTATCTTACAAAACACTGGTCAGATCAATACTGTCAACATTATCAACTCTGGTAATGGTTATGATCCTGAGAATCCTCCTCAAATTCGTGTCTCCCATCCACAGCAGTTTAAGAAGACTCGCTATTGGTTGACCGAGTATATGGAAGCAACTGGTATCATTGAAATCAATGATATTAAAGTTACTGCACAACGCAATACCTATATCTGCGGTAAGATTACTGAGACAGATGGTGACGAGTCTGGTTTCCTTGCTAAGTTTGATGACTTGGGTCAGAAGATCTGGGAAAGAACTCTCATTCCTATTAATGCTAACCAGAAGAGGGCTGAATTCCTCAAGATGGTGGTCAATGACACTCCAGAAAACGACCTCATATATGTTACAGGCCAAACAAAGAATCCTGACAACGATACGTACAACCCAGACATCTGGTTAGGACTTTATGAGTCTGGATTCAACAACGCAAACGATCCTGACGGTATTCTGAAGTGGCAGAGAGCAATCGCTGGTATCTCTGGTAGCACCAGAAGAGATTATGTAACTTCCATTGCCCTTGACCAAGAGCAACGTATCTACCTTTGCGGTTATACCGATACTAACTCTGTTGATCCCGATGATATGTGGATCATCCAGTGTGGTATTGAAGGCGATCTAGTTGAGAAGCGTAAGGTTGCATCTCAGGACGATTCTGAGAAAATGCATCAGATCATGATGATCTCCGATGATAGATTCTTCTTTATTGGTGTTAACGACCAAAATGATGACTTGATCTTCGGTGAATTCTTCTACGATGGTGCAAACATCGAGATGGATTGGATCAAGCAGATTCCTACGGTGGGTGGACGTGTTGTCAACCCAACAATGGTCATGGATGACTATGGTGCAATCATTGTTGCTTGGGATATCTTCAACTCTGCAGCATCTAAGTACGATAAGATCCAGATCAATAAATTCCTCCTTTCTACTGCACAAACCACTTGGGATTGGAGTAAGACAGTTACAACTTCTGGTGATTTCCTTGAAATGCACCATGCTGGCATTTCTTATGACCAGTGGGGTAACTACACTCTCGTTTCTGATGTTACTGAAGCACAGAATCAGAGATATGCAGTTATCACTTATATGAAGTATGACGGCACTCTGTTATATCAGACTAAGGTTGATGATACTGCAAGCATCGGTTTCCAAGCAACTACTCATGCTCTGGATAACTCTGGTGATACTATTCTTGCTGTCAACCGTCAGCAATCTGATCAGCTCGTCTCTTGGAGAATGGGTAACAGTGCAAATCCTGTAGAAGATACTACCAAGCAAGATCTTGGCACATACAACTACTTCAGTCAGTCTGATATTACTCATGATGCTGCTGTTTACAAATTTGATGGTGGATCTCTGAAGTTTAACGACGTTGCACCTATCACTATCGCTGACTTGGGTCTGACCCCTGTTGAGTGGAGTGGCAGAATGTGGATGTCCATGAATACTACAGCATGGAATACTGCTCATGAGCCCACACTGCTGCATATTAACGATGCAACTAATACCAACTCAATCACTGCAACTATTCAAGGTGATAACACCGATCCTGACTATCAGAAGGTTATCCTTTACTTGAATGGCACTCAGGTTGCTTCTTCTGTTGCTGCAACTAACTGGGATGCCTTTGCTGCTGCAGCATGGGTCCATGTTACTGTCCAGAAGCGTCAAGAATCTCTGGGTCTGTATCGTTATGAGGTATTCATTGGCGGCAACCAGCAGATCAGTTATCAGAGCACTACTGATGTTGCTCTCGATGATGTTGTTGTCTGTGGTCCTGTCAGTGCTCCAACAGTTGCAAATAGTTTCCGTGGTAACATCGACGACTTTGTGCTCGATGATGCTGCTCCATATTCTGGCACTTCTTATACTGTGCCTACTTCTGAGATTGCAATCACTACATCTAACTCTGATGTTGCACTGATTAAATTTGATAGAGCACATACTCAGCGTGCATCTTACACCCTGACTGGTCTTAACAAGTATAGCACTATTGCATTCACCGATCATACAATCGGTATGACCTGGACATCTGTTAGCCCTGGTGCAATTAGTCCATGGTTAGAGGGTCCTGGTGGTCTGCAGATTCTGGACATGTCCCAGACTTTCTCTACGTTGATCCCTGGTACATATACACTATCTTCAGTGTATGATCAGTATGCATCTAAGACTTCTACCATCCCATCACCTCGTGGTAAGAGGTTGATCATCGATGCTGAAGTTATCCCCAAATTCTACATGAGGGATGCTCTATATCAGAAGATTGATAACGTCCAAGAATTTACGTTTACTCAACCAATTAAACTTACTCAGTATTCTATACTGCAGCAGTTTAACAACATTGGCACTACTACTGCTTTTGCAACTATCACAGAAGTCCCTGCAGGCACTCTGTTGAATCCTGGTATTGGCACCAAGTATAGAGTTGGTAAGATCTTTGGCACATTTAATACCACTGATAGATTCCGCACTACAACTCCTGGCGGAGACATCAACCAGATTGAAGGCACTTACTTCGATACTATTGAAGAAGAGTCTCCTTGGCAGGCAGCAACTGCATATGCACAAGGTGATCGTGTCTACAACCAAAAGAGAATCTATGAAGCACAGGGTGCTGGCACATCTGGCACCATTGCACCTCAGCATAACACTGGTGTTGTCACTGATGGTGTTATCAACTGGGCATTCATCGACGATGCAGGTAAGTTTACTGTTGACCTGACTGAGCA